TCCTCTTGGCATCTTGCTGCAAAATGCAAAGAGAGCGTTGTCTTGCCGCATTTAGGTTGTCCTGTCAAAACCACAAAGCTACCTTCAGGTATTCCGCCTCCTAGAACCACATCCAAAGAAGGTGATACTGGTATGGTAAGAAGCTCTGAATCAACAACAGAAGAGCCTGAGCGAATAACCCCCGCTCCAAATTCCTTTAAAATATCTTTTTCTATAGTCATCATGTGTCTAACTCACTAAGCCTTCCAAGGATATTGTCTTTAACGCGATACTCTCTGGGTTTTGCCTTTACGTCTTTTCTAACTATATTAGCATCTTTAGTTTTAGTCTTATCTAGCTCCAGCTTATGCTGCTGTTCTTTTATAATATCATCCAGTATCGGAGCGCGAAGAGAGTATATATTTCGAGCCTCCTTGGATTTCACTGCTTTTATTATAGCTGTCTCATCATAGAGCTTGAGAAGGCCATAGGCAGCAAATAGCTGAGATTTAAATTTTTTACTCCAATGAGGAAGATTCCAAAATTGATTTGGAAGTTCTTTTTTATTTTTTTGAGCCTGCCTCTCACACATTAGCTCAGCTAAATATTGGGCGGCAGTAACTCTTTTATCATTGGAATACCTAGATGGGTATTTAGTCATTCTCAGAACCGTCTATTCTATAGATGGCGCCCTTAGACATTCTTGAGGGCGAACCTTCGACGCCCTCGTCTCCACGAGCAG